TCTGACAGGCACAGGGCTTCTTGTGAGCTACGTTCACCAAGCTTTCGGGCTTATGGTATTAGTTGCCTCATTGGGCTACACGCTATGGAAGTGGCGCAGGGACTATCTCAAGGACAAAGGTGCTAATTGAGCGCATCTTCGGCAACCCCAAGACCACGCTTTTAGGGCTGCTAATCATCGCACTATGCTTCGTGCTTGTCTTCTACGAGAAGGCATCGCTCACGGAGGTAAGTGCTTTTATGATGGGTGCATTCGCATTACTATTCCTTAAAGACCCTAAAGATGGCGAAGCAACAGGCGGTAAGTAAGCACGTCAGTAAAAGCAAGAAGCGAGGCAAGCATTCCAAGAGTGCAAGCAGCAACAAGGCGAGTAAGAACTACAAGAAGCCTTACGCAAGTCAAGGGCGATGACAAAGAACTTCAGCCTCCAAGAACTTACTGCTACTAAAACAGGCCACCACAACACGCCAAACAAGCAACAGACGGATAACCTCCGTCTCCTTGCAGAAAACGTCTTACAACCTGCGAGAGATGCATTAGGGCCGCTCAAAGTAACAAGTGCGTACCGCAGCCCTGCGGTCAACGCCAAAGTAGGTGGAGCAAAGACCTCGCAGCACGTTCAAGGGCAAGCTGCTGACTTAAAGTTTGACGGAGGTAACGATGTGCTTTTTAATTGGATTAAGGACAATTTAGATTTCGATCAGTTGATTTGGGAATTTGGCTCTGATAGTGCGCCATCGTGGGTTCACGTTAGTTATGTAAGTAGCAAGAACCGAAAACAAATCCTAAAAGCAGTCAAGCACAATGGCAAAACCAAATACCTCCTCTTTTGATGAATGGCTCAACTCCCTCGAAACTAAACCGCAACCGACTTGCAATGTGGACAATCCTGCTGACTGCGACTCTTGCGGCTCTTAGCAGTTGCGCTACTGTGAAACCCGTCCTTCAGAGTGTAGTTGTAAGGGACACGGTAATTGTCACCAAGACAAAGTACCTAACCGACACGCTCGAACTGTTCAAGGACACGACAATTTACCAAGACAAGGTAAGGCTTCAGCTTCAGTACATCGACCGAAAGGTGTACGTTGAGGCAACGTGTTTGCCCGACACGATCAGAGTTACACAAACCAAGATCCTCACGAAGGAGAAGAAGCAGAGGGGATGGACTTTGGAAGGTGCAGCAGTTATGCTTGGACTTATCCTTGTGGTTGCATACTTCATCAAGAAGTGGATAGACAAGCTCGTAGAGTAGCTTTATTTGGCTTCTGCTGCACTTAAATACTAAAATGGTATAAGTGTATGCCTTGAGGTATTTGGATGCGTTAGAACGCAACTCCTATTCTTTTTCTTTATTAAGTTTCTTTTTCTTTAAGTTGTTTGGTAAAGTTAAGAGTTGACTAACTATCAACTTGAGTTAACTTGTAAGTTGATTAATTAGTTAAGTTAAGTAAGTTAACTATTCAACTTGTAAAAAAAAAGAAATAAATTTGACATACGCAAGTCCTTATGCTAATTTGTAATGATTCTAAATAATGAATGACCATATCTACATTTATTGGGATGACGTACCTTTGGCTAATGACACCAAAGTACTACATCGGCAAGACGTTGAAGATCGAGGCGAAGGATGTGGTGATGGACTTCCAACCTGATAATTACAACTTGGGTACGGCTCTTACCTACCTAATGCGTGCAGGCAAGAAACCTCACAACCCTATCTGCGATGACATCCGCAAGGCTATCGCTCACCTACAATTTGAACTTGAACGCCAAGATGAGCAGCAAACCATTAGCGCAACAAGCGAAGGAAGCCAAACAACAACAGGCCGATATGCAGTACTATACTAACCCTGCCAAACGCAGGAAGATTGACTTCATCCTTGAGGAGTGCGCTACGCTGATGGCTAACTGCGAAGACTCATACAACGCTCGCCAACAGGCGAAATACAAAGAACAAGAGTTACTCGGTGAGATTGCCAAGATAGACCTGCACTTCGCCATCCAATGCGGCTATCTGATACCCGACAATTGACATACAAGATTGTAGTCGGAAAGGTTCCAAGCCTCAACGCCTTCTATGCGTCAAAGCATTGGACTGCCCGTGTAAAGGCAAAGGAGTTGGTATCAAGGGAGGTGATGTCGCAGCTTGAGAAGTATGACCTGCAAGAGATAAAGGATGTCCACATCTATTGCAAGGTGAACTACCGATACGATATTGACAATGCCATTATGGCGGTTAAGTTTGCTCTTGACACATTCAAGACTTGGGGTGGCGTGAAAGATGATAGCCGCAAGTATGTTCATTCCTTAAAGTTGGTACACGATACAACAATTCCAAAAGACACGGCAGAAATAACCTTCACGGGTTTGGTGGTTACAGAATAAGTTGTATATATCCAAGCACTTCAAAACAAGATACAAGAGCTTGAAGCTCGTATTGAGGTTTTGCAGCAGCAATCAATTCTATTTATTTAAAACCAATCTATTATGTCAAAAATTATTTCAATCACCCCAACGGGGCAATGGCAAGACCTCTTTAAGCTTGAGGTTCGCTTCGACAATGGCGATTTCGGTACTGCCTTTGCTAAATCACAAACCCCACCCTATGCCGTAGGCGAAGACGTGGAGTACACCAAGAACGAAAAGGGTACGATCAAGATCCAACGCGCCAATGCTTTTGGCGGTGGTGGGTACACACAGTCCGCACCATCAGCCCCTTCATTTGCTCCTAAAGGAAACGATGACCGATCCGCTTCTATCATCCGCCAAGTGGCGTTGAAGTCAGCGGTTGAGTATGCTTGTGCAGCGCAACACGACGTGAACACCATCCTTGCCAACGCAGAGACCTTTAACGCTTGGATGACAGGCGCAAGTTCAGCTCCTGCATCACACGTTGAGCATTTCGCAAATCGCAACGACCCTTTCTGATTGGTTTTTAAATAGGTCGTCGCGTGAAGCCCCTCTACGGAGGGGTTTTTTTATGTCAATTATTTTCCTATATTTGTCAAACCAATTAGAAACAATGATACATCCTGACTTACTGAGCAACGAATCTTCGCTGCCATACCTGCAACGCGCCCTCAAAGGCAAATACTATGACACGGGCAAGCTCGGTGTTTTCGAAGTAGATCAATACCTACGACTTAAAGACGGTGAGTTCGTGGTTGTGGTAGGCCACGCCAACGTGGGCAAGACCCACACGCTGCTTTATCTGATGCTTCTTCAGTCGTATAACTTTGGCAAGAAGTGGCTGATATACTCTGCCGAGAACGAAGTGCCAAGTCTAAAGCGCAAGCTGATTGAGTTCTTGGTATGTAAACCGATTCAAGGGATTGATGAGGGGATGATGTATCGCAAGCTTGACTTCATCAACGAGTACTTCCAATTCATAGACGGCAACAGGCTATTCACCGCATTCGAGCTTCTTGAGGTAATGAGCAGCATCAAGAACGAATGGAACTATACGGGTGCATTGATAGACCCATACAACTCCCTATCAACAGACCAAAAGAAATTAGGCAAGACAGGGATGCACGAATACCATTATGAGGTAGCCTCTGCGCTTCGGGTCTTTGCCCATCAGAACAACGTCACCACAATCGTAAACGCTCACCCTGTTACGGAGGCAATGCGTAAGACATTTGCCAAAGGTCATCAGTACGAAGGGATGTCAATGCCACCAAATACGGCAGACATTGAAGGAGGGGGCAAGTGGGGAAACCGTGCAGACTTGATAGTTTGCATACATCGTTTTAGTTCTCACCCTCAAGATTGGATATACACGCACATCCACGTTAGGAAGGTCAAGGAGATGGAATCGGGTGGGCGCATCACGCCCCTTGAAACACCGCTTGTTTTACAGAGCGTGTTGGGAAATGTTGGTTTTGTGATAAACGGGCGTAACTTGCTGCCAATAAAAATGGATGAAACACCTGCGACTGATGTACCCTTCTGACGACTCACACGACCTTTACATTCGGGAGAAGCAGTTGATGCTTGCAGGTACCGCGATGTGGTTGGCGCAGCAAGCGGCAGACAAAGCAAAAGGCAGAGAGGTACAAGATGACATCCTGCACCACGTTATGAGCTGTCATTACGCAGACCTACTCTTGCAGCAGTTCATTGACTACCGCCAATTCACCGAAGGCAAGATGAACGAGATGTACTTGGCAAACGCCAAGCTGCGGATTGATAGCGAGCAAATGATCTACGAGATTCAAAGACTTCAGGGCATAATTGAAGATCAGCTATGAAGCAGATCCTTTCACCCTTTCAGAAGTACGAGTGCTTCTCCGTTGACGGACACGACTACCTCGTGACCGATGTAACCATAATCCAAGACAAGGATGACAATTTAGTGGAGTGGGCAAGTGAGATGAAGTTTAAAAGACTTTCAGACCACAAACACTTCACTATGCCAATTACCAAGATATTAACCAATCACAAAGAGGGCAGAGCTAAACGCTGCAAATGCTAATGAGACCATTCGAACTACGCCAACTAAAAGTATCTAAAGAGCAATACTTCGCCCGTCTTGGGTTCCAAGACAATGGCAGCCGCGCACATAAAGAATCCACCGCAAGAGCAGCATTCGTTTCAGCATTTAGAAACCACGCCACGCTCCACGAACTTGGTGAGGCCATAGACAAAGACCATAGCTCGGTGGCGTATGCCGTAAGGATGCATAAAGACCGTCTAATCTACGGGGACTATCAGCACTACTACAAGGTAGCCTGCTGCGTTCTTGAGGAGAACCCGATGGCAACGATTGACAAGCCCGACTTTGAAGCGATGGAGCAGGAACTAAATAAACTCAATGAGGTGGTAGCGGAGTTATCTAAATACAAGGAATTGTATCTAACTCTTAAACGCACATTTGATGAATTTTAACGTAGGACTTTACCCCATCTATGGGCTTATCGTAGGGGCTAATTGGTCAAA